AATGCAAATCGCACAAGTCATGGTCCAGACTCAGCATTCGTGGCATTCCCTTTTCGGTTATAGTTTTAACAAATTCGTCATAATTTTTCACAATAGTCCACCCAAGTAGGTAAACTTGATTATATGTACGATCAAAACAATCTTCTGGATTGCGGAAGTCATCCAAAAATAAATGGTAAGTATTATTCATAATTTCTTTTGGTATTATCTTTTACGTTAATAGTAAATTTTGGTATATAACCATCTTTAACTTTCTCTAGTATAAAAAATGAAACATCATATTGCATTTCAGTGGGATCGTACATGGTTGGCGATGTAATGCATTTATAATCTTCACTCAATTCTCTTTCAACATGTTCTTTAATTGATTTTAAAATTTCTTCTGCTTCCATAATTAAGATTTTTTGTAAAGATACAAAATTAAAATTAAATTTCAAAGCATATTTAAAATGTCCCAGAAATAGCATTAATCGGGGACAATTTCAGTTTTTATAGTATCGGAATAATTCTTTTCAAGATATGATATTGCTGATTTTAATATTTCAATACTATCTTTACTATTTCCCAATAAATTATTACAATTCGGACACAATAAACCTCTAACATTACCGTTTATGTGATTGTGATCAATAAGAGTCAACCTATTTGATTTAAATTCATTATTACAAATTGCGCATTTATTGTTTTGATTATTTAACATACGAAGATAATTTTCTTGTGTTATTTTATATAAATTTCGTAAACCATTAAATTTTAGTTTATTTCTATATTCAGAACTATTTAAGTATCTAATCCTATGATCTTCATTATTACATGATTTACAATAATGATGAAAACCATCTTTATTATATTTATTTTTAGGATACATTTCAATTGACTTTATTTCTTTACACTTTGAGCATTGTTTTTTTTTCATGTTAAATTTATTTTATATAAATACTCATTAAATATATTTGCGACAATTTACGACAAATTTTGTCGCACATATAGCAACAATTTACCCTCAAAACATTAAACAACAACTTAATAATAAAGGGGGTGCAAGATTTATTTTGCGCACCCCTTGGCTAAAAATGGATGTCCCAGTAGGATTCAAACCTACACTAACAGAACCAAAATCTGTGTTGCTATCATTACAACATGGGACAATATTATTGGGTGTGGCAGGGACTCGAACCCTATTCCTCTCATTCACAGTGAGATACATTACCGAATATGCTAACCACACAGTAGCGCAGGAGGTGTACGATACCTCAACCTCCTCATCCCAAATGAGGTAATCTAGCCAATTGATACACTGCGCTATATTTATAAACAAAAAACCCCACTCTTGCGAATGGGGTTTACTAATCCTTACTCTTTTCCTCGAAAAATTTAGATATAGTTTCCCCATTCACCATCATGTGGATGTTGTTGGGGTTGGTGTACTATACTAACTAAATTTTTCATCGCTTCTAAATAAATTAAATCTCTATGCAAACATATGCATTTAAAATCATAAATACAAACGTTTTTGAAAAAAATTAAAAATATTTTTATTATTGTGTTTGTCCGTAAGCAATATTATATGTTTGTGCGTATTTTTGTTTAATAAATTCTCTTAATTCATTAAAAAAATTAGGTACTGGATCAGTATCTGGCATTGAGTTTAGTTTATTTACTGCGAATTCTATGAATTCATCTTCAATTCTATCATCCAATAAAACAGAAACTTCTGAATCAATATTTAATAGTTGCATAAATCCTGTTGGTGTTTTGGGTGCTGCTTTTGTTTTCGGTCCAAGTAATTTCTTAAAAACCTTCCAAGTATCATGTCCAGTAGATGCAGCACCTGCACCGCCCATTGCAACACCACCAGCAACAGCAGCTAACGCTCCACCAGTTCCAATTGTTCCAGCAACAAAGCCAGCAACACCTATTAATCCAACGACACATTTTAAAACGTCCACACCTGAACTTTTTGCCTTAGCAAGTGCTTCTTCTTTACTTGCTGAATGTTCATAAATATTAATTGCTTCTCTCAATTCGCCAACACTTAATGTGTTATCATCAATAAATGAAGGGTTTCTTCTGTTTGGTGTAGGTGCTGCCATCTCCTTAATAATAAAATCGGGGTTAACTCTATGCATTACTTCAAACAATCTTTCTTTATTGTTTTTCATGGTAATTTTATTTAAATCCCATTTTCATCATCATATCACCAACAACTTGTTTAACCTTCATAATGCTTATTGCTGGGTTTTCTGGTTTATATCCCAAGCCAGAAAACCAAACTCTAAATGCTTCAGGAAATTCTGTTGCTGTATTAATCCGTTTACTTGCACTTTGAACAGTCGAAGCATTCTGTGTTGCCCTACTCAATGTTTTGACATCTGAAGGCTGATTTGGCATTGCTGGTTGTGTTGGTTGTACAGGTGCTGAACCAATAGGTGATTGTGCTGATGTTGTACCAATTTGTGATGCCTCATCGATTATGTTTGATTGGAATGTTGGGTCTATTTTAGATAACATTTCAAAAAGCATTTGTTTTGTATTTTCTTTGTTTTTCATTATGAAAATTTATAATAAATACTATATTTATAAACAAAAAATTGTGTCACATAACATGGCGCAATTATAATCATTATTGTCAAGCATTAAAATTTTACGTAACCACTATCTGGCAATAAAATTTTAAAAATCATTCCCGATTTCCCAGACATAGCCTAATTCATCAATTAAGCAATGATTTTTCACATATAAATACTAACGATATTAATATTTATTGCATTTGTCCATGTTTTGACCGCGCATAAATTAAAATTATTAAAATATAAATGGTATTTATGTAAATAATATTTGTGAAAAATAGTATTTATATGAAAATAATAAAAATGATAAATAACGATATAATAAAAATAATAACCGAAGAAATTTCAGAATTTGATTTTCTTGGCAATGATAAGTATCAAAAAGAAACCGAATCTATAGATTTACTAAAAAATGAAGAATTTCAAAAGCAATTCATTTGTGATGCACTTTTAAGTAAGAGCAATATTGGTATTAATATTTATGATTCAAGAATTGGTGGTGATTGGGAGAATGATGCTGAGGATGCATCAAGGCTTACAATCGAATATATGACAAATATCACGTATCAATATGATAAAGAAAAAGAACCCGTTAAATTTAATTTAGATTTTAGAAGTGATGGAATTCAAATAAGCAAAGGAGAGAGAGAGGATTTTGCCACATATGATACACCGGCATATGGTGAAGCATGGTTTAATTATTTTAATTGGGACGATATTGAGGTTAGCATGTACACCGATGATGGCGATGATGTTGATTTTATTGCATTTAGAAAAGCACCTGCAAAAATTCAGACATTATTTATTAGACATTTTACTCAAGAATATATTGGTGAATACACTGGATTGGAAATTCGTACATCTGAAATGAAAAATAATATTCAAAATACACCATATTGCTAATTTGTCATGAATGAGCAAAAAGAAAAAATATTAAAAAGAATTGATGAACTTATTGATAAAAGACGAGGAGAATTATTAAAATCGTTTACATTTATTCACGAACTTAATGATGGAATCGTTCTTCGGTCATTTAACGAATGGAGCAATTGTAGTAATGATAAAGACGTTAAATATATAGTAATTCCCAATAGAAATGATGTTGACGAAATTGTTCTTTTAAACTTTATTCCAAAAGGTACAAAACTAGAACGTAAAAATTACTCGCACATTCAATGCATAACTATGTTAAGTGGTAAGATGGAATTAAATATTGGTGAGGAAACCGTATTAATTAATAGTTATAGTAAAATAGTTTTAGAGAACGGCGAATTTGGGTGTGTTGCTCTTGAAGACACATATACTGTGACATCTAATAAGAAATAACTACCATAATTTTAGATTACATTTAGAATCAGGATTTCTTACTTTTGCTGACATATAACAACCGCATTTCCCACACGATTTACGTCTAGTTTTAAATTGTTTACATTTGTTACTTACGCAAATTTCAATTCTTTTTTTTGCCAATTCCTCTATTTCTGGACTTGAAAATATTAGATTCTTCCACCCCTCGTATATTTCTAATAATATGTTCATATTTATCGATATATAATTCTCCCGCCTTTGCTTACAACAATATCAGGATTTTGTTTGGATTCTACCAAAGCGTTATGCAATATTTCTGGAGAAGTTAATGCATTGTTATAAATTCTTAATTTTTGAATCCCACCAATAAAACTTGTGTTGAAATTCTGTTCAATTAATAAATTATTTTTTCTATCATCTTGTATTAAAACATCTGATGCGGTATATGTGAAATCTTTAATAAACAATGGTTTATCAATGTTAAATTTATCACTGGTTTCAATTAACACCCCAATAAATATAAAATGTTGACCGCAATTGTCTGGAGTTCTAAAAACACTTTTTATTTTATTCCAAACTCCTTGACCACCAACAATACCATCATGATTAGTGTTACCAGATAAAATACTTATTACAGGGCTTCCATCACTTAAACTACCAAATTCATTAACAACTGGAAGTCCAGATACCCCATAATACATAACACTGTTTTTATATATATACTCATATTCCTGTTTATCGACAAATGGGTGTAAACCAAGTGCTCGTAATTGTTCTATGGTTAAGTTGGACATGGGGTATAAATATTCTGTGTCATAAAGAACATTTACATCAGTCGTATTACTATAAGGTAGAATTGAAATTTTATTATTTACCGCATTATCATTATCATCAAGATTTTTAAAGAATTCGTCATCAAAAATAGATAAATTTACAGTATAATCCCTATTTGACAATACTGATATTGGGTGACTAAATTTGATAAGGTAAGTATTTCCCGTACCACCAGTATAATTAACACGCATAACAGAATAATCAAAAGTATTACTATCGGCACTTAACACCAAGTCGGTAACGGGAACATTATTTTCTTCAACAACAAAATTACTATTAATATAGCTCTTGCTCTGACCACTATATATATTATATGTTTGGTAATCGTAATGCCATGAATGTTTAAGTCCAAACGACCCACCACCCCAACTAATCGAATATGGTACGCCAATTTGTTTTTCTTTTTGATTATTGAATGGATGAAAATAAAACTCAGGAAAGTTATTTATTATCCAAACAGCCCTACCGTTGACATAAAAGATCATTTTGCCAGTTCTTTGTTTTGCACAATTAATCAACGCAGGGTCTGTAATAATACTACTTGGTGTGAATGCAATGTCGATTACTGTAAAGCCTGTTGCGGTAATGATTGTTGGTGATGAATTGGTTATAATAAGTCCATCATTATTAATATATTTGTACGCTATTTTTCTATCTGAAGTTATTTCAAACGAAATTACATTATTTTTTATATTATCAATTTCAGGTGCTTCAGAATATACTGTAATTTTATCGTCTTCAGGTAATCTAAATGCTTTTTTTGTTTCTTCTTTTCCCATAAGAGCATTTAAATAATTATTTTCACTGGTTGTTACACCACTCATGGTTGTTAGTCCAGTAATTGTTTCCCCAGAAAAATATGGGTTATATTTATCTTCAGCACGTGCTCCCATCATATAAAATATGCCGTGTGATTCGGGATGTAGATATAATACAGTTTCAATTGTTATTCCATTATTATATCTTGCTGGAAACAATTCATAATTATATCCATTTAACTTAAAAAACCCTTGTAAATATCCACCATTAAGATCAAAGTAATATTGGTTGGTATAACCACTAGTAATAGCACTAATTGGGAGATAAACAGTATTTATGGTAATGCCACTAGTATTTCCAGTTGTGCCACCACTAGTATTTCCAGTTGTGCCACCACTGGTTTCACCACTAATTACATTGTATCCAACCCTATACATTGAGAATAAGGTGTCATTTGGTGTAAGTGTAATGCCACCCCACATTTTATTTGTTCTGCCGTTATCAAATTCTGTTAATCCAAAATCAATTAAATTAATATTATCTGAAATCGCCCCACCCCATTTAGTTAGACTGATTGTTGTCAAACCTGAATTATAGTTAATCCATGATTTATCATTGGTTAAATCTATTTGGATTGCCAATTCATCCGTAATTATATCGTTTAAGCATTCTAAATTCATTTTATACAAGAATTTATAATAAATACTGCAGTACTTTAATTAATAATCCCGTATTTATATAAAATAATAAAATTAAACGTTTTGTATTATGATTAAAGATAGTAAACAAAGATTGTTTGAGATGATGAATAGGGTGGGTGGAATGCCAATAAAAGAAAACGTATTTGAATCACCTATTATTCAAGAATCTGGTGGACTATCTGATTTACCACCCGGGTTTTCAGCAGAAGATTTTGTTCCACTTAAAACCGATATTGAATTAACTCCTTGTCGAATTGGTACTAACGAAGAAGTCGAAGTTGTTGATAGAAGCGTGGATGAGGATATGATTGATAAAGTAAAAACTGGGGAAATAGACCCAATGATATTACAACCAGAATTTAAGAAAAAATTGGCTGCTTATCTTAGGGGCGATAAACAGGGAATTGGCACTGCGGGAAGAATACATTCGGGAACACTCAAAGACATTATGGTTGATTTAAACAATGTCGTGGATAGGAAAACAGGTGAATATATTGATCCAACAAAATTAACAGGTAAAAATAGAAAATATTATAACGTTGAGGATGAAGATATTCCAAATTTTGATTTATATAAATTAAAAAAAATATTAATGACAATACCTAATGAAGAACAATTATTAGGTAAAAATCAAAAAATGGCTAAAAGTAATTTTTATAATATTTCTTTACCTGCTTTAAAATCACTAATATACCACGAAAATACCGATAAATTTTACGTAATTACTACATGTAGTAAGGCAAAAGAATGTATTGCATGGTGTTATGCTCAAATGGGAAATTACGTACAATACGATGCACCAATCAGACTTAAAATGCAAAAGTTGAATTATTTGATAAATCATTGGGATGAATGGAAAAATAGAGTAATTGCAAGAATTCAACACGTAAATAAATATAAAAAAAGGGATACTGAAACCGTTGTTAGATGGCATGATTCTGGTGATTTCATTTCACCAGATTATTTGGAAATTGCATTTGATATTGCTAGAGCAACTCCAAATGTTTATCATTATGCATATACCAAAGAAGTTTCAATGGTAAAAGGAGCAAATGTTCCACCTAATTTTGAGTTTAAATTTTCTCTTGAGGGACATGAAAGGAAAGAAATTACTCCCGAAGACCCAACAGGTGTTGTTGCCCCAGAAGATTTGTTTAAAGAATTTTGGAAAGAAAAACCAGAAGGTATTGATGATAAAACTTGGAAAGCGAGTGGTATGTGGAATTTCACACCTGAAGAAAAAAATATTGTGAGAGACAGAATTGCTCGACATTATGGAATTAAAGACCCAAATCAAATTTTATGGCATGATGATTACATAAAATTACCACACGATAGAACTCAAGAACATGAGAGAAAATGGTATGTGATTGGCAAACCGGGGGATACTGATATTCCAGCATCAAGAAAAGATACTATGGGCATTTTCAATTTATTACACAAATAAAAATATTAATATATAAAATTAAAAACAATTAATTATGAAAAAAGATAGTAGAACAAGGTTATTCGAAGTCATGGGTAGACTCGATAAAACATTCAAACCTAGATTGAATGAAGAATTTGAACAGGCTAATCCAGTTGCATTTGCTCAACCAATGGGTGGAGAAGAAACTCCTGAAAAGGAAGAATTAACTGTTGAGGAAAAATATGAGGAATTGAAAAGCAAGGTTGAGGAATTGTATGCTATGATTCATGGTGAAGAGTCTGAAGAAGAACCAGAGGGTGAAGAATCTGAAGAAGAACCAGAAGAAGAACTTACCGAAAGAAAAAAATGGAATTTCGAAAAGAAAAAAGGTGAAAAGGATGATGATTCTGAAGAACATGAAGAAAATGAAACACCAGACGAAGAAAAAAAGGAACATGAAAAAGGTGGTTACGAATTTGGTAAAAAAGAACAAAACGAATCAAAACCCAAAATTCCAGTAAACAATATTGCAAAAGTAGGTAAATAATAATTGTAATGGTTGAGAATAAAAAATTACCACGTTCGTGGTCAAGTAGATATTGGTCAAGGAACAACATTTCCGATACATTAAAGGAAGCAGTTGAGCCTAATAGTGTTGATGTGTCATCAATACAAATGCACGATGATTTAAATCCGCTTATTTGGGACGATAACGAAAAATTGAAAACTGAAATTAGAAAAGTATTGTTGTTGAATGCAAAAAGATTTGTTGGGTTTTCGGATATTGAGAATCTTAAGTATAATGACATAATACTTACAGGAAGTCTTGCCAATTTTAATTATAATGAGAATTCAGATTTAGATGTACACATTATACTTGATTTTAGTCAAATTTCGGAGAATAAAGAATTTGTGGGCGATTTTTTAAAACTAAAAAAACAATTGTGGACAGAAAATCTTCCAATTCAAGTAAAGGGACATGATGTAGAAATGTATTTTCAAGATAGCGGAGAACCTCATCATTCAACAGGTGTTTATTCATTAATGAAAGATGAGTGGGTTAGAAAACCCACCAAAAAGATTATAAACATTGATACTGCGGATGTTCAATTAAAATCGTCAGATTTTATGAATGCAATTGATGATTTGGGGTCAAATAAAAACCAGAAAAATTTTTTAACTCGATACGATAAATTAAAAAATAAAGTTAAAAAATATAGACAAAGTGGACTTGATAAAAACGGAGAGTTTTCAGTTGAAAATCTTGTGTTTAAAATATTAAGAAATACTGGATATTTAGAAAAAATGATTGAATTGAAAAATAATTATTTGACTCAAGAATTGAGCATTGACGAAATTTTAAATTCAGAACAATGAAAAGATTCATAGTAAAAAAAGAACAATTGGTCGAATACTTTGAAAATAAAAAAACCAATAAAGTTTTCTACGATATATTAGAACGTTTGAACATGAATGTGAGTTTGTTAACAGAAAATGTTTCACATGAAAAAGTCAACCAATCTGTTATTGATGATTATCAAAGAAAAAATTTAATTACTCCTAAAGTTTATGAAATGTTGATTAAGAACAAAATAATAAACGAAGATTACAAAATATTGTAAATTCAATATTTTTTTACTCTTAATTAAGTATTTATAAAAAAATGTAAAGTAAATAATAATATTTTTAAAAATATAAAAATGAAAAATCACACTTCGGAAGATGCGTTTTATGAGAGAATGAGAAATTTAGCGGAAGTTAATAAAACCTCAATAAAAGAATCACAAAATCGTACACTAGGTACTTTAATTGATTATAAGAGAGCAACAGATGGTGTTGCTTATGGTATTATCAAAGAAAATCACCACTATTATGTAAAAAAAGGTGGTATTAAAAATGATCCAAATGTTGCAGATTTTGCATATATTGGTGGATTGGGAAATATAACAAGTTTCCAATATAAATCATTGGCAGAAGCAGATAAACAAAGAAATATGCTGTTTCACACAATCAACGAAGCAGTTTCGTTGAGACCAAGTAATACTGGTAGCAAAAAAAGAATAAATGAAGACAGAGCAGGTGAAGAAATTGATAATGCAGAAGGAAAACTAGGGGATTTGGATGCAGCAACTGCTGCTGCCGATAGCGCAGGTGTTCCACTTGCTCCAGACGGTGGTGATGAAGAAATGGCTGCTGGATTACAAGCCGAACCCACAGGTGAAGAAATGCCAGACATGGGTGGTGAAGAAGTACCTGATATGGGTGATGAAGAAGAATTACCAGAACCAGAGGGTGGTGAAGATATGGGCGGTGAGGAAGTTCCCGAAGTTCCAGCTGATGATGTTAACAAAGAACTTGAGAAAGGAATTGGCAAAATAACAAATACTATCAGGAAAACCGAATTAGAACCAGCACAAGTTAAATCATATCTCAAATCATTCATCCAAGCATTCAAAGACAAACTTCCTGAACTTGAGATTGAAGAAAGAAAAGATATTGCTAATTTAATCATCAAAATTGTTCCGCCTGAAGATATGGAGGATTTGAGTGCAAGTGTTGAAGATACTGACGGAGAAGAGGTTGAGGAAGGAAAATGTTCAGAATGTGGCAGATTTACAGAATATGCCAAATCAAGAGGATATAATTCTGCAGAATCACTTATGGAATGTGGTGAAGAAGAAGTAACTAATTTAGTTAGTGGTTATGCAAACGCACATAACGATGGAATGAATGATGGTGATGTTGACGGTGTTGCATTGGTAATTAAAATTGTTAACCCTGAAATATTAAATAAACTAAAAGGAGATTATGGTCATAATGATTATGCACAAAAATTAGAACCACAAGTTAATGCAATGTCCGAGTCAACCGATGAGGAAAACATTGCAAAATTAAACGAATTGTTCGGTGGTTTAGGTGCTTTAGGTAGAGCTGCAGGTTCAGCTATTGGCAAAGGTGTTAGTGCTGTTGGTAAAGGCATTGGTAACGCTGCTACAAGTGCTGGACAAGCAGTTGGTGGTGCGGTTCAAAGAGGTGCACAAGCAGTTGGTAACGCTGCAACAAGTGCTGCACAGGCAGTTGGTCAAGCAAGTCAAAGAGTAGGTCAGGCGGTACAACAAGGTGCTGAAAAAGTAAGTCAAACATATCACGGTGGTGAGGTTTCTGGTGAAGTAAAAAGGCTAGAAGGACTTGCTAATGATTTGGGTTCACAAGTTGCTGCATTAAATACGAGACTAAAAAAAGCTGGACAAGAAGAAGTGAACGTACAAAAATTAATTGCAGGCATCACCAATCAAGTTAGATCAGGTAAAGGAGCTAGTGTTGCAGGAACAACTGCGGGTGCTGGAATACAAAAAGAAAATACTGACCCAGCATATACCGAAACACAACCATTATATGAAGAAGATGATGATTTAGAAGGAATTGAAGGTGGTGAAGATATTAAGGACGATGAAAATGGAGAAAATGATAATTTTTTCGCACCTGCTTCACAATCATTAGGTGCTGCTGTTGCTAAACCAGATGGTGCTCCAACAACAATAAGCGTTACTTCTCAAAATGGAACTAAAGTTGATGTTGGTTTAAATGAAGTGTTTAAACAACTAAGAAGAGCAATGAACGAAGCCAAAACAAAGAAACCTTCACAAGGTTTATCAAAAGAAAAGAAATCTGATGTTGTTAAGGCAGCAAAAAAAGGTGAAGACATTGGTAAAAAGGGTAAGGGTTTTGAAAAAGTAGCAGATAAAGCAGCTAAAGAATATGGTAGTAAAGAAGCTGGTAAAAAAGTAGCTGCTGCTGCAATGTGGAAAAATGTTAAAAGAGAAGGCAAAGACGAAAAGAAACCACTTAGCGAAAGTGAAGCTAAATTAAGAAAATATATTCGCAGTCGCCTTATGGAAAATGCTGGAACGAAAAAAGCAACATTGAATGAAAATCAAAAATCTGCAACATTAAAAAAACTTGATGAAGCAATTGACAAACAATTCCAATTGTATGGTAATAGTTTTAAGAAAAAATAAACTGAAAATAATTTAACCTAAAAGCCACTAAACAGTGGCTTTTTTTATTTCTCTGTATTTATGGGAAAATCACAACATGAATTACGATGATAATAAACTAAAACTCATTTTCATATTGAAAATTGGGTACAATTCGAAAGACGAAGGGCTATATGAATTTATATTTTCATTGGATGAAACCAATATAGATATGGAAGGATGGTGTTGGGATATTGCACCCGCTTGTGATAATGCTATGCCACCAACCGAAGAATACATAAACGCAGTGATTAACCTAAAAACAAGCTCCTTTGACCTATTCTGTTTGCATGAAGCTGTTGATAGAGAGTATATGCATGGATATCATACAATTCATGCATTAGCATTTGAGGTTGAGAGAATTAATGATGAAAATTCTGGATTTAGTGATTACGAAAAAATGTTTGAAGGAAATAATGATGATTTGCCACTATTGGTTTTTCATTATGGTATGACTTTAACAAAAGTTAAAGACATGTTGAGTGCCAGAAAGATTATTTTAAAGAATAATGAATTTATTGAGACCTCTTCAATAAAATTTTAGTAAGTAATAATTTAACTATATTTGCGAAATGATGACAAAAAGCGAAATAGTAAATTATCTTAGTTTTGATAACGCTGGTGGAAGAAAAACAAATAAGAAAAATTTTATAAAGAATTTTCCAGAAGAATATTTAACAATAATTACATTCAACAATAACCATCACCCAAATAATAATTTTATTTGGAAACAGTACATTTTTAACTATACTAACAATATAATCGAAATTCCCAAATGTGAAAATATTGGTTGTGAAAACAATCTTAATTTTCACAGAATCAAAAACAGATATCACAACTATTGTTCAAACAAATGTCAAATTATTGGAGAGAACGATAACAAAAAATTGACATGTGTTATTAAATATGGACACGAAAATCCAATGAAGTCCAAGATAGTAAAAGATAATTTAAATATAACTAACCAAGTCAAATATAATATTAATAGATATTTTTTAAGTGAAGATTATTTAATTAAACAAAAGAAAAATAATCAAACCAAAGCACTAAAAATATATGCACAAAAACTTGGTTTAAGTATAGAAAACATCACAATTTCAGAAAACGATATTTTGGAAATTAGAAATTATTGTGAGAAACATAATAAGTTCGTTATTTCAAAAAACAACCTGAGAAATAGACTTCTCTATAAAGTTAATATTTGCACCGAATGTCATCCAATCGATAAACAGGATTCCATTGGACAAGAGGAAGTTAAATCGTTTATTGAAAATGATTTAAAAATTAAAACAGAAAAAATTAAAATAAATAAAAAAGAAATTGATATTTATATCCCCGAACATGGTATTGGACTTGAATATAATGGGCTTTATTGGCACAGCAAAAAATATAAAAAGAAAAACTATCATTTAGATAAAACTAACTTATGTGAAAATAATAATATTCAACTAATTCACATATTCGAAGACGAATGGTTACATAAAAGGGAAATTATTAAAAATATCATTAAATATAAACTAAATTTAATTTCTAATATAATTCCAGAAAATAAATTAACGATTCTTGAGGTTGATTTAGAAACATCAAATAACTTTTTAATTAAAAATCATATTAATGGCGATACTGTTTCTGAATTTAGATTCGGACTATTACTCGAAAATGAATTGGTGTCGATAATAACTCTTAATAAAATTAACGATAACTATGAACTAATTAGGTTTTGTGATAAAATAAATTATTCCGTTACCAATGGAATTAATTCGCTTCTTAATTATTTTATAGAAAAACACAAACCAAAAACAATTACAACATTAATTGATAGAAGATTTAACCAAGGATCGTTTCTTAAATCAATTGGTTTTCAATTCTTAAAGTATTTAGAACCAAATTGTTGGTCTTATATTAAAAACGAAAATGGGGAATATTGTAGATTTAAGACAAGCGACAACAGTCAAACAAACCAAATTTATGATTGTGGGGAAATTGTGTTTGAAATGAAATTATAAAAAATTATAATTCAATCGTATTTATTGTAAACATTATCAATGAGACGATATTTATCTGATGAAGAAAAAGAAGCAGAAAAAATAAAAGAATTCGAAGACTTAGTACCCGAACATACCCCAGCAATACCTCTCGACCTTCAAAGAGAAAAGGAAAAAGAAACAGCCAGAAAAAAAGCAGATGAACTAAGAAAAAAAACTGGTAAAGTAGAAGCATACGTTTACACCAAAAACGGAGTCACCAAAAAAGCAAGTGAATTAACAATACCCGAACAAGAATTTGAATATATTCACTGTGCAACAGACCCAATATACTTTATCGAAACCTATTTAACAGTCTTTGACCAAACACAAGGCACTGCTGGTCAAATAGTTCCATTTAGATTATTCGATTTTCAGAAAGACTTGATTAACACATATCTGGATAGTAGATTTACAATTGCAAATAAATATAGACAGGCGGGAGTCTCCACAACCACCTGTGCATACATAGCTTGGTATATAATGTTTAACGCAAATAGACAAGTCGCAATCATTGCAGATAAATTAGAAACAGCACGTGATGAAATTATGAGCGATGTGGTTTTATTTATTGACTGCTGTCCAGCGTGGTTGAGACCTAAAACTGGTAGAGAAAGTAACGAAAAATTCAAAGACACTCAAAAATTAAAAATTTATGATAACAATTCAAGATTAGGTGCATTTTCCGCAAAAGGTGGTCTTCGTGGTATGACACCGACTTTGATTTTTTGGGATGAAACTGCGTGGACAGAAAAGGGAGATAAATTTTGGACTGCTGCTAAACCAACGTTGGGTACTGGTGGTGGCGCTATCATGGTGTCTTGTGTAACTAAAGATACTTATTTATTTACCGATAAAGGAATTAAACAAATCAAAGATTTTATTTCAAACGAAGAGTTGGGTGCACACATCATTGAAGATTATAATATTCTAGGTAAAGATAAATTAAGAAAAGGTAACATATTTTTCAATAATGGATTTGTAGATACGTTAAAAATTAAAACTACATTCAGCGAACTCGAATCAAGTTGTAATCATAAGTACTGGGCATATTGCGTAAAAGAAGCTAAATACGACTGGTATAAGGCATCTGAACTAGAGCTGGGAGATTATGTGTCAATTCAATATGGAATGAATATATGGGGCAATAATGATGATTGTAGCGACTTTAAACCAACTTTAACAAGAAATACGAAAAATGTATTTAAACCTACAGAAATTAATCAAAATTTAGCATATTTCATTGGATTATATTTAAGCGAGGGTTATATGCGCAACGTTAATCGAAACGGAAAAAGACACACAACCCAAATAACATTAACGTGCGGAGATTCATTGTCACATGTTTTTGATGAAATAGGGTTTAAATATTATTTCGATGGAATTCACTATACGATAAACTCAAAAAATATTGGTGAATTTTTTGAATACTTGGGATTTGATTTATCAAGAAAAGCACCTCAGAAAATTATACCTTCTCGTTTACTTGAAATGAGTAGAGAAAACACTATTGCAATGATCCAAGGAATAATGGATGGTGATGGTTGGTCAACATTCAAAAAATCCAATAAAATTAGTGTTGGAATTGGGTTATCTTCATTTGAAATGATTAATCAAATTAGGATGTTATTGGGAAATTTTGGTATTTTAACCGATTATAGAAAATCAACAACACCTCCAACAAAAAAAGTTAAAGTAAGTTCGGTTGTATATACCATTGTTACAACAAATTCGTTTGCTATTAAATATTTTACTGAAATTGGTTTTAGGTTTGAAAGAAAACAAATTAAAATGAGTATGTTTAATTCAGAATTAATTAAACATAGTGGTGTTGTTGATAACATACCCAACGGTAAGGAAATTGCATACAAAATATATAACGAAATTAAATATTATGGAAAATTACAAGAATTACAATCAAAAGGAATAAAAATTGAAAGTTGGATTAATAGAAAAAAACAAGATTCTTTACCTTCATCAAGACAGACCTTATTAAAATTTGTTGAATTGGAAAAAAATAATATTAGTAACGAATTATTAAATGAAATTTCGCCAATTTTAAATAAAAATCAATACTGGACAAAAATAAATTCAATCGAGAAATCACAAAACTATACATATGATTTCTCGTTACCAAATGAACCCAATGAAGAAAATGATTTTCATCATTCATTAATTTACAATCAAGCAATTACTCATAATACGCCTTCTGGTCTCGATGCAGTTTTTTATAAGCATTTTGACGGTGCACGCAAAAAAGAAAATAGTTTTGTTGCCGTTGAGTTATGGTGGTATAATGACCCCAGATATAACAAAGACTTGTGTTGGATAAAGAATAAGAGCAAACAAAATGAAATAAGATTTCAAGACGAAAATTGGAGTAAGGAGAGAAGAATTCAATTAATGGATGATGGTTGGGAAGCAAGTTCACCTTGGTTTGAAGAACAAGTAAGAGATTCAAATGGGGATATGCGTAAGATAGCCCAAGAGTTATTATGCAGTTTTTTGGGGTCAGGTGATAATTTCATTGCTGAAGAATATTTAAAAAGGGTCCAAGAAGAAGAAATTAAAACACCAATTCGTCAAGAATACATGGATAATAATATGTGGATTTGGGAAGACCCATTGGCTGGTGAAGACTATATCATGGCAATTGATGCGTCTTCAGGACACGGTGAAGATAACTCAACAATTAACATGTTAAAAACAATTGAGATTATTGAAGAAAGAGTAATTAAAAAGGGTGACAAAATAAAAAAGGTTAAAATCAAAAGACATAAAGTTGAACAAGTTGCCGAATATTACGGAAAAGTAACACCACAAATGCTTTCTGAAATTGCATATCAATATGGAAAAAGATATAATGATGCATATTGTGTTGTTGATATCACAGGTGGACTTGGTATACAAACTATTGAGAAATTACTTGAAACTGGATACGAAAGTGTCCACTATGCAGAGGTAACACATAAACCTTCAAGAGATAGACTTCAGGGATATATTAAAAAAGGACATAAAACAATGGGTGATGGTGCTACAATGGTGGTGGATTTGATCCCCGGTTTCTTTATCGGTAACAATCGTGCTTCCGTCCTTCTTGAACTGCAAAGAGCCGTTCACTTGGGTGATGTAATTATTAGATCAATTAGGCTGTTGAATGAGCTAAAAACGTTCGTTACAATTGCTGGAAATCGGGTTGCGGATCACAAGCGATCCTTCCACGATGATTCAATCATGGGACTTTCCATTGGTCTATATGTTCTAAATTTTGACATGGCTAGATTTAAGCAAAGTAAAGGGATTTCGGAAAAATTAATTAACGCACTTTTAACAAATAATGACATAAGCGAAATGGAAAGAAATGGTGCACCCAAAAATAAACCGATGATGTCACCAAGCAATTCATCTAATTTAAATCCATATATTGCAAACGCATGGCTATTTAGTGGTTTAGAGAAGAAATAATATTACTCATTTCTTGATGAAGATTTTCATTGTGTGAAATTCTGAATAATTTAATATTATTTGATAGACAATAGTTATTTTTGATGTTATCTTTGTGTTTTATATATTTAAACTCTTTATCACCACCAAAATATTCAATGGATTCGAAGTGTTGAATACCATCATATTCAATACAAACATTATGATCAGGTAAATAAAAATCGAAAGATAGTTTTCGTTTATTAATACATCCATCAAATTTCTTTTGATTAATATATTTTATTGAATGTTCTTCAAGAATCTTAATTATATCCAATTCCCCCTGAGATAATTTACATTTTGAACAGCCGTGTTTAGAAACATGATTATCTGGTGTTATTTCAAATTCTCCATGAGTAGGACAAATAACTATCACTTTTATTTTACTGTTAATATAATTTACTTTAGAATAATCATATTTATTATTATGAACTAAATTAGATTTTTTAATGAACTCTTCTTGAGATTTTAAAATAGAATTGCCGCAAATTCCACATCCCTGTCCCCCTAAATGTGCATCGCCTCTTTGTTTAAAGACACCGTGAATGGAACAAATAATTTCAAATTTTTCTCTAATTTGCTTTTCAATAATCAACGAATAATCGTATTTATTATTATGCTTTAAATTTCCTCTTTCAATAAAAACATCAACTTTCATTATTTCGCTATCCCAGAATTAATAATTTGACAAATATACATATAAATAGTATTTATATATGAATTTTCGAAATTAATTCAGTATTTATAATAAATTATAATATTTTATAAAATGGCAGAGCAAGGAAAAAAGGGAACTATATATCAAGAACTAAATGCACTTTTAAATCTTGATGGATTTGGATTTCAAGACCAAACACAAGCAGCTAATTCAATAATACCAACCAAAGAGACCAAGGTTATTATTAAAGGTAATAGCCCAGAAGAAATTCAAAGAAAAGGTTTAGAATTACAACAAAAAAAAGAACTTCAAAGTAAATTCTTTAGAACTACGGATAGAGGATTCCAAAAGGCTCTTCAGTATGAGGCAGCAAGACTGCCTGCATACATCGATTATGAAGGCATGGAATACTATCCAATCATCTCTTCTGCCTTAGATTTATTCATGGAAGAAGCCACTTCAATTGGTTATGACGGTAAGATGTTGAATATTTATTCCAGTAAGGAAAGAATAAAATCATTATTAGAAGAATTTTTCTATGATATTGTTAATGTAAATGTTAATCTTCCATTTTGGACAAGGAATTTGCCTATTAAACATGATAGCATAATTCCTTTATTAAACGGTGAAGAAATTACAATAAAGGAATTATCTGAAAGATTAAAAAACAATCCAAATGATGAAATTTGGACATATTCTGTTCAAGACCACACCAAAAAAATTGTTGCAGGTAAAGTAATTTGGTGTGATTTAACTAGGGAAAATAGTGAAATTTTGAAAGTTACTTTTGATGATGGTACTTATATTGAAACAACTCCAGATCACGAGTATTTGCTCAGGAACGGCACGTATGTGAGGGCAGATGAACTTAAGGAAGGTGTTAGCTTAATGCCTTTTTACACTAATTTAAGCATAAAAAATAAAGATGGTATTGTTGGATATGAAAAGGTATTTAATCCAAATAGTAACTATTTTAAATTTACTCATAGATTTGTTAGCGAAGAATGTGTTACCGATTCATCTAAAGAATCAAACGATAATGAAAAATATTGTACACATCACATCGATTTTAATAAAAAAAATAACAATCCTTCGAATTTATCAAGAATGACTATTTCTGAACATTTTAAATATCATAATGAACATGCAAACATAATATTACAAAGGGAAGACGTTAAGAAAAACAGAATGTTGGGTATAGATAAATATTTGCGCTCCGAAAAAAGAAAAAATAGGTTATCAAACGAAATGTCTGGAATTTATCCAAAATATTTTAATGAATATAATAATAGTTCACTACATGAAGAACATGATGTTATTCGTAAAAATAGAATGAATGAATTATGGTCTAACCAAGAATATCAAAATATGGTTAAAAATAAAATGACTTTAATTATTGATGACCATTGTTTAGACATTATTGTTAATTACATTAAAAACAGTCAAAAGTATGTCGATACCAATAAATTGACTCAGCTTTTAAAAGCCGATAATAATTTTATGGGTCGTTTCACCGAAATTAATAACCATTTTAATAAAAATAAGGATTTATATAAATCAATTAATACAAGAACCTTAAATTTTTTAATTAAAAGAAAAACGAATAAAAATTATTGTGATTTTAATTTGGAAATTAATCCGAATATAATTAATCAAACAATTTTTAAAAGAACGTATGCCATTTCTAAAACAAAGCAACAGAAAAAAGAACTGGAAACAATAATCAATCACAAAGTATTATCAATAGAAAGAATTGCAGAAAAACATGATGTTTATTGTATGGAGGTTGTTGGTAAAAATGGTGAGCAAGATAGACATAATTTTCCTGTGTGTAGTAAAAATGAAAATGGTGTGCATACAAGAAATGGTGTGTTTGTTTCAAATTGTAAATATGGTGATAATTTCATATTACTTTACGGTGAACCGAAAAAAGGCATTTCACATGTGAAGCAAATGGTTAATTATGAAATTGAAAGATTTGAAAGAATTCAAAACGGAAAACCAAGTGTTAAGTTTAAGGAAAGAATGACTGGTGATGAATTTAATACTTTTGAAATTGCGCATTTTAGATTACTTGGTGATGATAAATATTTACCATATGGGTCATCAATTTTAAATAAAGTTAGAAGGGTATTTAGACAACTCGTTATGGCAGAAGATGCGATGTTAACATATCGTATTATTCGTGCTGGAGAAAAGAAGGTATTTAAAATTGATGTTGGAAACATTGACGAAGATGATATTGAGGATTATATTTATAAAGTAGCGACCAAATTTAAAAAAACTGCTAATGTTTCTCCAAATGACGGTCAAATAGATTATCGTTTCAATATGTTGGGGAATGACGAAGATTATTTCCTACCAATGAGGAATTCAAATTCTCAAACGGGTATTGATACATTGGCAGGGGCATGTTTGGCTTTAAACACAAATATAGATTTACTTGATGGCAGAAGTATTACGTTAAATGACATTATTAACGAATTTAACGAGGGTAAAGAATTATGGACATATTCCATTAATCCCGAAAACGGATTGATTGTACCCTCTCCAATTACATGGGCGGGTATTACTAGAAAGAATACTGAGGTATTAAAAATTACTCTAGATAATGGCGAATCGATTACATGTACTCCAGACCATAAATTTCCAACTAAATTTAATGGGACTAAAGAAGCTAAAGATCTAAATGTAGGTGAATCAATGTGGGCGTTTAATAAAAAATTTGAGAAAATAAAATCAAGCACAAGCAATGGAAAATACGATAAAGAATATGAAATGATTTACGATCATTCCACCAATGATTGGATATACACTCATAGGATGGTTAATAATTACATGAAAAGCAACAATGTTAACAATGATTTTATTTTTGATGAAAGACATGTTAACGATGATAAATATGTAACACATCATGTTGATTTTAATCGTTATAATAATAATCCAAATAACTTGGTTTCAATGTCACATATTGACCACTTTAAATATCATTCATATTTAGGAATTAAAAACATGTCTGAGGTTGACATGGTAGAAAGAGCGAAAAAACTAAACGATGGATTTTTTAAATATTACGATAATTTAAATGATGATGATAAAATTGCCAGAAATAAGAATATTAGTAAAAAAAGAAAAGAAAAACTAAATAGTTTGTCCGAAATAGAATATAATAAATTTGTTGATAATAGTACCACAAGGCTACAAACAGAAAAATCTAGAGATAAACTAAGGGAGGTTATGCAAACCCCAGAATATAAAGAAAAAATGCGCATTAACGGCAAAAGAATTAGAGATAATGTTGAAATTAATAATAAAATTAAAATATCTCAATCATACACATACGATAACAGTCTTTTGGATTTTATCATTGAGTTCGTTAACGATAATGATGATAGATTAGAATTGCTAGTTGAATATATTAACACAGAAAATAATGAATTTAAAAACAAATTTATTGAACTCAATAAAAATAAACCATTTTTCAAATCTTTTAATAAATTTGGCAGGAAAAACATATTAAAATTAATTAGATTTTTTAACTATGCCGATTGGAAGGACTTCACGGAAAAAATTCCTTGTTATAATCATAAAATAGTTTCAATCGAATTTTTAGTTGAAAAACAAGATACTGGCACAATTACTATTGATGGAGACGAAAAATTTCATAACTATCACAACTTCGCATTAACCTGTGGAATATTCACAAAAAATAGCAATCTAGATGCCATTGCAGACATTGAATATCTTCGTGACAATCTTTTTATAGGGCTTGGAGTCCCAAAACCATTTCTTTCATTTCAAGATGCTGCTGGTGCTGGTAAGAATATGGCACAATATGATATACGTTTTGCAAAGAAAATAAATCGTATTCAACAAGCAATCATTCAGGAACTTAATAAAATGGCAATGGTTCATTTATATTTATTAGGTTACACTGGTGAGGATTTGAATAGTTTTCAATTAACATTAACCAATCCATCAATACAGCAAGAATTATTGAAGTCTGAATTAATGCGCGATAAAGCACAAACATATACTGAGTTAACTCGTAGTGAGGGTGGTATTGCAGCAATGTCACACACGAACGCAAAACGTTTAATATTTAACATGAGCGATAGAGCAATTGTTGAGGACTTGAAACAACAGAAAATGGAAATGGTTATTAAGCAAGAACTCGTTGACTCTCCAGTACAAATTAAAAAAACTGGTTTGTTTGCTGACATTGATAAGAGATTTGCCGAACCAGAGGGTGCAATTATTGGTGCTCCTTCGGGTGGAACTGAGGGGGGTTTGCCACCAGCGGGTGGAGGTGGATTACCGTCAGCCCCAATGGGTGGTGAAATGGGCGGTTTACCGCCTGCAAATGGAGCGGCTGGATTACCACCAACTGGAAGTGATATGGGCAGTATGCCACCAGCAGGTGGTGAAATGGGAGGACTACCACCAGTAGCCGAGGGCAGATTAAGTGAAGAGAATTTTAATAAACATCTTGAGAGAACTGTTTTCGGTAATAGTATAGAACCTGAACATAAAAATGTTGATAAAAACAAAAAAATTATAAACGAAAATAACGAAAAAAATGATGAGTTAAATAACAATGCAAATAAAATGGTTGACGAAATTGATGTTTTATTGAAGAATTCTGCGGGTATCAACAGAAAACGAAAAGAGAATATTGCAGAAGACATTAATTTTGAGGACATTGAGAGCATTGACTTAACAGAATAGTTTAAGCATTTCATTAACATATAAAATATAATAAACATTTAACATTATTGCAGTATTTATAATAAATCAAATTAAGTCATATGAAAAATATCAACATTGGAATTGTTAATTTCATGATTTCAAATAAATTGAAAGATTCTTATTTTAATAACAACTTGATTGAGGAGTCAAAGAAAATAACTTCCAATTTTATAGATGTTATTAAGAATTCACCAATATTGCAATTGGAATTCAGGGTATTTAACAATATTGAAAATAAACATATTGAGAACGATGTGACTGCAACTCGTTATATTGATCAAAACATCAAATTATTTGAGATATATACGATTCAAGAAATCAACGAAGAACGTAAAAAACTAAAACCATTTGTTTCTGAGATAGATGACTCAGGTAATAATAAAATATTGTTATACAATGCTATCGATAATTTAATTAAAGAATCACTTAAAGATTATTCCGATGTGGATGTTGATTGTATTCACGAATCTTTCACAACTGTTTTAAACCATATTAAAGAACCTAAAAAAATGTTGGTTGAGAATGTTGAGGTTCAAGAAATAAATGATAATATTATTGAAATTGCCGTAAATAAATTTAATAAAAAATATGAGTCATTAAATGAAGACGATAGAAATCTATTTCAAAAATTAATTACTTATAACGATAAAGAAAAGGAAGAACTTTTGGAATACTATAAAGATGAAAATCTATTAATTTTAGAAAAAGTAAATAAAGACAGTGTTAAAGATAATATCTTAAAAGCAATTCAAAAAATAAAGGAAACTAAATATAATAAGTCTAGCGTGAATGATGATATAATAGGTTTATATGAGTTAAAAAAAGAGCTACTTTAAGTAGCTCTTTTTTTAACCATCCCCCCTATTTTTTGTTTCTTTAATATCAGCTTCGAAGTTGTTAAATGGTTTATCCATTCCCAAATCATATCCAAAATAATAACCCTTTAAATTTGAATTATTTTTATTTCCCAGCATATTAAATATTTTGTAAACATAATCAACACCCTCACTCTCATAGCCAACAATATCACCCTTTTCCCCTCTAAATAAACTAGCAGCAGTAATAGAGTCGGTATATGCAGGTCTAATGAACCCCGGTCCTCGATTATACCCAAACAACGCATTACTTGTTAATGAACTGTGCTTATTTGCAATACTTTTCATATATACAAATTGTGCTTTAATCATAATTTCGGGATTGTCTATAATATTTTGGTGCATTGTTGCTCTATTTAACTTTCCCTCTGGGAATGCTACTTTGTAAGCATTAATACTATTTAGATTGCCAGTAAGCCCCTTAGTAATAGCTGCCTTTTCTTCGGAAGTAAACGAAGAACTACCATTTAATATAATATCAAATACTGTAGTGCTTAAAAATTGACTAATGCCAGACGCTGTACTTGTTTGAGCATAATTCCATATAATATATGCCGATTCTTGATATGCTTGTGCTGCAAGAACATTTGCATCCATTTGGTAAGTTTGACCGAATTTATCATACCAACCAATCAGAGCTTCGGCTAATTCCCCATTTGTGGTGATTAATTTACCATTATATTTTGAATTTGACACCCACTCTTTGTCAGGTAAAGTTTTTGGTTCACAATAGGGTAATACATAACTATTCTTACCCCTAATTTTCGAAGTACTACTGTCACAAGCTTTTTTAATAAAATTTTTACCATCAACAGTTAATTTTACATATCCCATATTATTGAATTTTAAATGTATACATTGAATTATATTTAGCCTTATTAGCATTACTAACAGTGCCTTTGCCAGCAGTAACACCACCACTAAGTTGACCAGCAGATGCACCACCAATTGTTGAGGTGTCGTTTGAGTCCCCACCATCATACCCAATGATTGCAGAAGGACTTAATACTCTAGGTACGGGAAACTTAAGAATTTTTGTTCCAGAAAATGATGTCATCATTTTATTTGGCTCAATTGTATGTTCAACAGATAATATTAAATATGCCCCGTTAAACATTGGTATATTATCCAATTGAAAATATTGTGTTGGTTGAATCATAACGTTTCCAAAACCAGTTATTGTTGCCTTATATGCTCTATTTTCATATACATTATATAAGTTTTGCCCTTTTGGTATTGGCGCATTTAACTTATTATCACCAGCCAATTTCGAAAGAATTTTTAGTGATTCATTGGTTTCTGGAAACTCTTTACTATCTATCTTTATGTCAGTAAACATTGATTGATTTTGTTCACCAAATCTTACTCTAAATGCTCGAACTTGTCTATAAAAATTGAATCCACTACCTTCAACCTGATTATCATCACTCGCTACAGGCATCTCTGGTTTTGTGTTGAAGTCTGAAACATCTGTAGTTCCAATATTTTCAATACCATCTTCTTTAAACCCATTATTAATGTTGCTAGGATAACTTGATGTGCCACCAACGTACATGCATATATATGCTGGTGTTTGTTCAATATCACCATTTGGGTCTATTTTAAAGCAATCTTCCCACGATTTCAAGTCATCTGTTCTCATAAAATTTTGAATAGGAAAAAACACAAACCCATTTTCGGATATTATTCTAGATAATACAGTGAAAATTGAGATTGTAGTATCTTCAGCCAATTCAATCAGTGATTCAGCATTTATTATTGTATCACCAATAGGATTCATTGCTCTATCAACAAATGCAAATAAATCAATCAGATTTTTACCGTTTTTTGCAAATGGGTAGCCTTTACTAGATTTTGAATCTGGGTTACATAGCCACTTATCATTAATATTTTTAAACGAATAATACGTCTGATTTATAATATCCTCATCCCCAGTTAATTTTTTGTTTTCTTCTTCAGCTTCTTTAGTTTCTTTTTGTTTTGCACCTATTAATTCAACAACCTTGGGAAAAAATATTTTAAAATATTTGTCATTTATGGTTTTAATATTTTCATTATTACCAGTTTTTTTGGCTGCCAAATCATTTATTGTTTTTAGTGACACATATGCTAAGGGTGTTGCGATATTTTTAAACGTATTTTGACTATAACAAAGAATATTTGTTTCACTAATCAATGGTTGTAGTACTGGCTGGAAAAATGTTCCACCCTTATCTTCTTTTGATGTTGGGTTTAATAATATTTTATATGAATCGATCTTAGTTTTTCCAGCTGTAACCATTATTTTAACCTCTTCGTATAATTTAATTAGTTGCGGATGGACATCATTTTTGTATATATTATCAAAAAACGAATCATATGCATTTTTAAACACTTCTTTATCTTTAATTGAGAGATAATTATTAACATCGTGAATATCGGCAAAAACAAATAAACCTGCACTATCTAAACCCTTTCCAGAGCCCATAAGATAAAAATCTTTTAACTGATTTATAAAATCATCGCTTGCATCGACAAGTGCACCAATATATGCTGGGAGATATTTGGGAACACCAATTGCTGCTGGGTTTTGAAAAATAATTTCGTTTAAATTTTTTGGGACAATATTAAATGGACTTAATGTAAATCCAAAATTAGATAAAAATAATAGTGCGCCTAATTTTGATGTTGATGCATCAATAGGATAACCAGATATTAACGAATCATTAAATAACGCATCATCATTATTATTTTTCGATAATTGGTCTGCCCACACATCACATACATTATTAAAAAAGTCCAAACTATTTGCAAACGAATAAATATTTCCCCCAATTTTGGAAATGTCCGAATTACCATTATTAAGCAATAAATTAATTGATTCTTTTGTAGAATGATAACCACCGCTTTGAATACCTATTTTATCGGGAGGACCTTGTGCTCTTCCAATTAATAATGTGGGCGCAATATATCTTGTATCAAGATTAACATTATTATATTTAACAACTTTGTCATTAACCACTTTATTGTCATTAACACAATCATCTATAATATATAATACATTTTCGTTTGAAAATACGTATGATGCTTCGGGTAAACTGCTTTTAAATATTCTACTAAACCAAGAACCCTTTACACCACTAGCAAACTTATTAATGGGTTTTGTACCACCATCTATTGGTATTTGTTTTTGAATATCAGCATTATAAATCATTGAGCCAGAATAATTTGGGTGGGTTTTTTCGACATATGCCCCATTAATTACAAATTTACTATCATTTGGGAAGCTATATGCATCAATAAATTCGGCAGTATCCAAATAGGTGTAAAATTCATCAACTGATTTATTGGCAAATTTTGACATAAATTCTTTCACAACAGAAGCATAATTTGTTTGGGTTATTGACGTAGCTAGGTTAGTGGCTTCGGCATTTGCATATAATTCCACATACGCTTGACTTGCATCACTATTACCATAAAATTTCTCAGGAAGTGAACTTTGTGTAAGCACATAGAATCTATCTAAAATAATTTTAAGAATTTGTGTTATTCTCTTATCAGGATTAAGATTAATTGATTGTTGTCCACCGCCAGTACTAGTATCAATGCCAGCATATGGACTCGAAACATTACTACTTGATAACTTAGAATCTAACGGTGATATTGGAAACCATTTATTTGTACCGTCAGCATCTTGCTCAGATTTCATGTTAGCAAGTGCATTTACGTTTCTTTGGGTTGTGAAAGTTTCAATAAATTTATTAACCAAAATACTTTCGGGAAACGGTGTTGGTAATAATTGATTTAATCTGGTGGGTGCTACTCTTTCTTCTCGAAGACCACCAGTTATTTGTTTTTTGTCAATTATCAATGGAAAAGAATATATTCTCTCATCAGGTTTATTACCAGAATCATTCATTTGGCTTCCAGCAATTATTCCCCTATTAGCACTATCATTATGATGCCCCTCTGCATCAAATGATGTTGATCTTAATTTATTAAAAACAGTATCAACATCATTCAATAGAATTTTAAATATATTATAGATTGTTGGTCTCATACCAAGCTCACTTAAAAACATACTATTAATTTTAGTGTTAATTGTTGAGCTAAGTTCAGTTTTATTTTTATTTAATTCAATTTGTTGTCTATATAGTTTCAAATAAAAAACTGTGACATCAATTGCAATATATTTTGAAGTTACTTCAGTATCACTACGATTGTCTTTAATATTATAGTTGTTATTAAAAACAATTGGTTGTGAAACATCGGTATCAACAAATTGAATTGTCCCAGCAGCATCTTTTACCCTTTTTAACAATAACGCTCTGTATGTTTTTAATATCTTATTTATTTCCGTTGGATCATTGGATACAAGTGGTGCTCTATTCACACCAATCATAAATCCAATATATAGCCTATCATTAATTTTTGAAGGCACGGTATTTGTTGAGAGTAATTCTATTCGAGAATCATAATCAGATAATTTTGTCAACTGAGTTATAACCGATTGTGCGTTTATTTCGGTTGGTGGATAATTTAAAACATTTGATATAATTAGAGTGGACGTTTGGTTTGCACTAAATGCGTTTTCAGATAGAGACACATCATTAACAAAAATGTATGGAGTACCCTTTGTACCTAAATCACTTTTAAAATTACCCAAAATTCCCAATATAGAAGCATTTTGACCAATTTTAGCTAGGGTACTGTCATATTGTTTGGTAATATCATCTGTTTTTAATTTATTATTTATTGCTGAATATAAGTTTTTAGACTTTAATATTAATTCATTGGTATTTCTTGGTGGTAAATTAGGGTCTGGTGTTAATGTAGTACCAGCATCTATCAATGGGAAGTTAATTGAGTACCTGAATAATATATCGCTCAATGGTGCATATGTTATTGCAACAAATTGGGCATCGATTATAAAATTACCATTATCTGCTTTAAATTCTGTTGTATATTTAACCAAATGTAATTCATAATTCAAAGTCTTTCCATAAAATCCCTTAATTTTTAAATTAAAAATTGGTGGTGGAAAATCAAACAATACTCTATATGGTGAATTTTTTTGATTAAAAAACGATAGTCCCCTAATGTCAACAAATTGTATATTAACTTGGGGAATAAATGATGTGTTGAGTGATGTTTTAATA